GAAGTAGATTCTTTAATAGAAGGAATAGGAGAGTTACTACCTACATTAATACCAACTGCAGTTCAAGCAATTATCACAATTGTTAATGGCTTAATTGAAAACCTACCGATGCTTTTGGATGCAGCACTTCAATTGATAATGGGACTAGCACAAGGATTAATCACTGCACTTCCAATTTTGATAGCAGCACTTCCTGAAATTATAAATGGAATTGTAACATTCTTATTAAATTCTATACCTGAAATAATACAAACAGGAATAGAGCTATTGACTTCATTAATTGGTGCTTTGCCTGATATTATCAAAACAATAGTTGAGGCTATACCGCAAATCATTGATGGTTTAATAACTGCATTAGTTGATTCAATTCCACTTATTATTCAAGCAGGTATTGACTTACTTATTGCACTTATCCAGGCACTTCCTCAAATTATAACAACAATTGTAAATGCAATTCCTCAAATCATAACAAGCATAGTAAATGCTTTGATTGGAAATATAGATAAAATCATTATGGCAGGAGTTCAGTTGTTTGTTGCCTTAATTAAAAACTTACCTAAAATAATCGTTGAGATAGTAAAAGCAGTACCACAAATTGTATCAGCTATAGTTGATGGGTTTAAAAATGGTATTGGATCATTAGCAGATGTAGGTAAAAATTTAATTCAAGGATTATGGAATGGTATCAATAATGCTAAAGACTGGGTGCTTAATAAAATAAAAGGTTTCGGTAGTGCAATCCTAGATGGCATTAAAGGTTTCTTTGGTATTCATTCTCCATCAAGAGTATTTAGAGACGAGATTGGTTCAAATCTTGCTTTAGGTTTAGGAGAAGGTTTTACTCAAGAAATGAATAATGTATCAGACATGATGGAAGACTCAATTCCTACTGATTTTAATGTTGGTATGAATGCTGACCTAGATAGCATTGGAATGAGTGGAAATTCATATTCAAGGGATAATTTAGTTAGTGCTTTCCAACAAGCATTAAATGGTATGAGTATAAGAATATCAGAGGATGTATTTGGAGAACTTGTAATTGATAATGTTGAAAAGGTGGTGTATGGATAATGGCAGAAATAATATGGAAAAATAAATCGAGTAAAGAAGTCAAAGGGCTTATTATTACCAACACACCACCAATTACAAAACCGAAAATGAAAGTTAATAAAATTGAAATCGATGGTAGAGATGGAGACATTGTTGAAAAAATAGGCTATGAAAGTTATTCAAAAAATGTAGGCATTGGATTAACTAGAGATTTTGACATTGATGAAATAATAAAATATTTCACAGGAGATGGAGAGTTGGTTTTAAGTGACGAACCAGATAAAGTGTATATAGCTAGTATATATGATGATGTAGACTATGAAAGATTACTTCAAATGAGAAAGGCAACAATAAAATTTCATGTTCAACCATTTAAATATTTAAAAGATGAAAGTAAGGTTAGTTTAAATATTACTACTCAAACATCAGTACAAGTTACGAATAAAGGCTTAGAAGTTTCTAAGCCTATTTTTGTACTTGAAGGTTCTGGAACAATTGAAATCGCAGTTAATGGATCAAATATTTTTAAATATACATTTCCTAGTGGCGAGAGCAAAGTAATAATTGATAGTTTAGAAGAAGAGGCATATTTGGATGGAGTTTATAAAAATAGAAATATGTTAGGAGAGTTTCCAAAATTAGAAGTAGGAAAGAATACTATTTCTTGGACTGGAACTTTAACTAAAATAGAAATTCAACCGAAATCGAGGTGGTTGTAATGATTAAAGTTTATGATGCAAATGAAAGATTATTCGACCATAATGGATTAAAAATATTACACCCTTTAAAGGCTGAAGTATTTATTGAAGATAATGGTGATTACTACATAACAATTGAATCATCAATTGAGGACTTACCTTATTTGCAAGAAGGAATGATTGTAAGAGCTAAAACTAGATGGGGAGAGCAAGGGTTCAGATTAACTAATCCTGAAAGAAAAAATAAAAAGGTATTTGTTAAAGGATATCATCTTTGGAAGGACACACAAAAGTATGTAATCCTTAATTCAAATGTAGTCGATAAAAGTTGTAATGATGCACTAGACCATTTGAATAGTGCTTGTGATGTGGGTACTCCATTTACAACAGTATCAGATATTACAAGAATTAACTCAACTAGAATAATTAGAAAAAGTTTAGAAGAGGCAATATCAATCGTAGTGGAAAAATGGGGAGGTCATCTATATAGAGATAACTGGATAGTTGGAGTAAAAGACACAATTGGTGCAGATAGAGGAATTACCATCAAGTATGGAAAGAACTCAACTGATATAGAAGTTAAAGAAAACTGGGACAATGTTGTAACTAAAATATTACCAGTTGGTTATGATGGAATAACACTACCAGAAGTGTATCTTGAGGCTGCAATGCAATATTCAGTTCCATATACAAAAGTTATTAAATTTGACCAGGATATAAATCAAGATGATTACAAAGATGAAGATGGAAATCTAAAAGAAGATGAGTACAAGGCTGCATTAATAGCTGATTTAAGAACTCAAGCAATAGAATATCTTGAAGAAAATCAGTACTTCAAATGCAATTATAAAGTGAAAGCTCACATAGAAGGCGTAATAGATTTAGGTGATGTAATCGAAGTAGAACATGAAAAACTTGGTATAAAAATAACAACAAATGTAATCTCATTAAAATACGATTGTATTCGAGATAAATACACAGAGATAGAGTTTGGAAACTTTAAATCCAAATTAAAGGATCTAGTTAAAACAATTAAAGTAGATACAAAAGAACAAATAACATCAGCAAATGAAGTAGTAAGAGTAACATTAGAAAACGAGCTAAATGAGGCAACATCTAAAATATGGGGAAAATTAGGAAACAGCTATGTCATTTATGAAGGTGATAGGATTTTGGTTGTTGATAGACTTCCAAAAGAAACAGCAACAAATGTAATGATGATAAATGCACAAGGAATAGGATTCTCTAACACAGGAATAAATGGGAGATTTAATTCAGCTTGGTTAATTGATGGAACATTAGATATGCAAAATATCAATGTTATCAATATGACTGCAAATCAAGTAAAAGGTGGTACTTTCAAGGTTGGTGCAAAAATTAATGAGGCTGGTAGAATTGAAATTTATGATGTTTCAAATAGACTAATTGGAACATTCGATGAAAATGGAATATGCATTTATGGAAAAGATGGAAGTAGAGTTGTAATCAATCCAGAAGAATTTACAGGATACGACCATACAGGAGCTAAAGTGTTCTGGATGAATGGTGATGAATTCCATATGAAGAAATCAGTAATAGAAGAAGAAATAACATTGTGTGGTCTAGCAAGATGGCTAGGAATACAAACAACAGATAATGCAGGAATTGGAATAGTTCCATTAACATAGGAGGTGATTTGATGGCAAGTAGTGGTTCATTTAATACAAGTTCATATGATGTAAGATACTTAACATTTAATTGGAGTATTGCATCTCAAGACATAGGAAATAATAGAACAGTAATCAACTGGTCAGTAGTTGGTGCTGGTGGTTCAACGACATCATGGTATAAAGCAGGTAACTTTAAAGTTGTTATAAATGGAAGTACTGTTTATGAAACAGGACAAAATGATAGAATAAGTTTATATAATGGAACAACGGTAGCAAGTGGACAAGCGACTATAGGACATAACTCGGATGGTACGAAATCATTTAGTGCTAGTGTTGAGGCTGGTATTTATACATATGCTAGAAATGTTAGTGGAAGTGGATCATGGGCATTAACTAATATTCCAAGACAAGCTAATTTGACATCAGCACCAGACTTTAATGATGAACAAAATCCAACAATTAATTACTCAAACCCAGCAGGTAATAGTGCAAATAATCTTGATGCTTGTATTTCACTTACTGGTTCAAAAGATGATGTAGGATATAGAGCTATATCAAAAACTGGCTCGTCATACACGTTTAATTTAACAGAGGCTGAAAGAAATGTATTAAGAAATGCCTGTACAACAAGTAACAGTAGAACAGTTACTTTTTATTTGCGAACAATAATAGGAGGAAATACATTTTATTCAACAATATCTAAAACCTTAACAATAGTAAATGGTAATCCAACTTTTTCATCTAGTAATGTTTCATATAAGGATAATAATAGTACAACAACCGCAGTTACTGGAAATAATCAACAGTTGGTACAAAACCTCTCAAAATTATTAGTAACAATAACTAATGCTACTCCAAAGAAAGGTGCTAGTATAAGTAAATATGAGGCAACTATAAATGGAGTAACAAAAACAATTACTTCAGCAGGAAATATAGACTATGGTGTAATAAATTCAAGTGAAAATTTAACATTAAGTGTAAAAGTAACTGATAGTAGAGGAAATACAACAACTGCTACTAAAACGGTTACTTTTTTAGCGTGGTCATTACCATCAGCAGTGGTTTCATTAAAGAGAAAAAATAACTATGAAAATGAAACATATTTAACAGTCAATGCATCGTATTCAAGTGTAAATAGTAAGAACTCTATAACGATTACATATGCATTCAAAAAGTCCACAGATAGTTCATATGGAAGTGCAACAACTATAAGTAATAATACCAAAGTAACTATGAGTAAGGACAAAAATTATGCATGGAATTATCAAATAATAATAAAAGATAAATTTGGGACAACTACGTATAATGTTACACTTGCAAAAGGAAAGTTTATATTATTTGTTGATACTAAAAAGTTATCAGTAGGAGTGAATTGCTTTCCAACCAATAGTGAATCATTAGAAGTCAACGGATGCCAAGTATTAGAATACGATGTTATCTCAAGTTGGTAGGAGGTTTATATGAGTAAGGCTATTCAATTAAAAAATCGAACAGGAGAAAAAATATATCCATGCCCATATTATCCAGTAGGTAGTATTTATCTTTCTGTTAATAGTACTAATCCTGGTTCAATATTCGGTGGTTCTTGGGAACAAATAAAAGACAGATTTTTATTAGCTTGTGGCAATACATATTCAAACGGAAGTACTGGTGGAGAGGCAAAACATACACTGACAACATCAGAAATGCCGAGTCATACTCACGCTCAAAGGTCTAGAGGAGCAACAGGAGATATAGCGGCAGCAGGTTCTGCAATTGGTGCAGAATTTCTAGGAACATCATCAAATAGTATTGGTAATACATTCGCAACGGGTGGAGGTGCAGCTCATAATAATATGCCACCATATTTAGCAGTTTATGTATGGAAGAGGGTGAGCTAATGAGTAAAGGTGTTAAGTTTAAAAATTCAAATAATGAGGCTATATATCCATGCCCATTTTATCCAGTTGGAAGTGTATATATATCGTTTGTGAACACTAACCCTTCTACTTATTTTGGTGGAACATGGGAACAAATAAAAGATAGATTTTTGATTGGAGCAGGAAATAAATACAGTCCTGGAAGTACTGGTGGAAGTGAAACTCACTCACACGCTTTATCAAGAAAAGGTGGAGCAAACATGAGAAAATATGCTAATACATTTTATCAAGGAGAATATACAACAGCAGGGACTATGCCAAAGCAATCTGACGGTGGTACATGGTGGTTGACAACAGCTAATGCTGATAGTAGCTCTACTTCAGATCCTGGAGTAAAAGGTGTAGGTATTGGATTATATGGAAGTACGGACGATAAGAATGTATTACCACCTTATATAGCAGTTTATTTATGGAGGAGAGTTGCATGAGTAAATCAATAAAATTTAGAAATAATACTTATTTAGATAGTAGTTCAATAGTTCATAATAAAGAACCCTTGAATGAAATAATAAATACTCCAATTAAAACAAGTGCAATGAATACATATTATGCAAAGAAAAATCAAGAAAACTATATTAACTCGATTAAGTTAGGTAAAGGAACATGGTTAATAATTGGAGAATGGAGATATGAAGGATTTGATGCATCAACTTGGACATCGATGATAAATACCACTTATTCTGGTGCGTCTTCAAAGTATGATAATGACGGATATGTAAATGAAGAAATTACAGGGTTGTTGGTTAATACAAGTAATACAGAAAAAACTATATATCTAAATTTATGGCCAAGATTAAAAGACATCCAAGTTAAATCTACAATGGCAGCAGTTAGGATTAAATAAAGTAGGAGGAAAATAAATGAAGTCAATTTTTAATTTTATAACAGGTACGGTACTAACAACAGTAGTGTACTTTTTAGGAGGTTTAGATGTGGCACTAAAGACATTATTAGTTTTCATATTACTCGATTACATAACAGGAGTATGTGAGGCGATAACAAATAAAAAGCTCAATAGCATCATCGGTGCTAAAGGAATAATAAAGAAAATAGGTTACTTGATAATAGTTGCATTGTCAGTTCAGTTAGACACTATAACTGGAGAAACTGGTGCAATTAGAACCCTTGTAATCTATTTTTTTGTAGCAAACGAAGGAATTTCAATTTTAGAGAATTGGGGTTCTATGGGATTGCCATTACCTAAAAAAATAATTGAAACATTAGAACAATTAAAAGATAAGAATGGAGGAAATTAAAATGGAAAGAAAAGGATTAGATATATCATCTTATCAAAAAGGAATCAACTTTGATGAAATAAAGTCAAAAGTTGATTTTTTAATTTTAAGAGCAGGATTCACTGGTTGGGGTGGAGATGGTACTAATAAAAATAAGGATAGTTGCTTTGAAGATTTTTATAGCAAGTCAAAAGCAAGAGGAATACCTGTAGGTGCTTATTGGTATAGCTGTGCTAATACTTATGAAAAAGGTAAAGCAGAAGCGGAATACTTATATAATAATTGTTTAAAAGGAAAACAATTTGAATATCCAATTTATATGGATGTTGAAGAAGATAGACACCAACAAGTAGGAAAATCAAGAATGGCAGATGCAATAAAAGGTTTCTGTGAATATTTAGAAAATAAAGGATACTATGTAGGTATTTATGCTAATAGTAATTACTTTAATAATTTCATAGATACTGCAAAATTATCTATGTATGATAAATGGCTTGCAGTATGGACTAGCAATAAGCCTTCATTTAAATATGGTGATTATGGTTTGTGGCAAAATTCATCAAGTGGTTATATTTCTGGAATGAGAGTTGATACAGATTATGCATATAAAGATTATCCAACTATAATTAAAAAAGCTGGATTAAATGGTTATTCAAAAGGAACACCAGAAACTCCAAAAGTCGAGCCAACAAAAAAGAGCAATGATGAAATTGCCACAGAAGTCATTAATGGAAATTGGGGTAATGGTGCTGATAGAAAAAATGCACTTACTAATGCAGGTTATGATTATGCTGTAATTCAATCAATAGTAAATGCTAGATTAGGAGTTACACCAAAACCATCTGCAAAATATCACACAGTAGTAAAGGGTGATACTTTATGGGCTATTGCTAAAAAATATTATGGTGATGGAAACAAATACCCAGAGATAGCAAGAGCTAATAATATAGCAAATCCAAACATCATAAGCGTAGGTCAAAAATTATTAATACCATAACAAAAGGGCAGCTTATTCGCTGTCCTTATTTTTTTTGCTCATTTTTTCAATGAACTCTCCATACTCGGTATAGTCTTCAAATAATTTTTTGTCTAATTCTTCAATGTCTTTTTTTGTGTAGTGAACTTTGTTTTCCCAATCACGATGTAAAGATTTAAAAAGTTTAGGAGGTTCACTTTGTTCTAACTCTGCTAAAAAATTATGTCTTGATTTAATTTGTTCTTCTAATGCTTTGATGGAAATTTCGGTAAATTTATTATTTTGTATTTCCATTAAATCTAAAAGTTTTTTGTTTAAATCTTGTGATTCTTTTAGTGCTTCGATTAGCTCTTCTTTAGACAATTTTTCATAGTCCATACAATTACTCCTTTCCTTTTTTGCTTGATCCATAAATAGTATACCATAAAAATGGAAATTCGGCACGGAAGGTCACTTATTTTTTGTAAAAAAAATGGAATAATATCTATTAGGGTGATTGATATGAAAGAATATAATTTCAATAAAAACATCAAGTCAGTCATATGCCAAAATATTAAAAAGTATAGAAACGAAAAGAATGTAAGACTGATGGATTTAGCTGAAGCTGTGGATGTAACTCCTGATCATTTGAAAAGGATTGAATCTGAAAATGACAGAAACAATATATCATTAACAACCCTATATAAGATATCCATAGTTTTAGATGTCAGTATTGAAAAATTTTTTGAAGAATAAAGAGATATGAAAGCAAAATCATATCTCTTTTAATTTTAATGGATTTTCTTCAACTATTTCTAATTTATACTTTTCTTTCAATATTTGTTTTATATCAGTGATAACTTTATCAGTATTTTCAAAATAGATATTGAAAACATCTGCTGCCGAATTAAAATGCTGTTTCAATGATGACGTGCCAAGAACATCTAATGAATAACCTCTTGCCAGATAAAATGCAATATAAGGTGCTGCAACATTCTCTTCAATATAACGTTCGCAATCAAGCACAAATTTATTTTGATTTATTTCATCATATATAAAATTAATCCTCCTAGCTTTTATATATCACTCTTTCTTTATTAAAAGTCAAGTGATGATAAAAGCTATTTTTTTTGTTTATAGGTTAAAAATCGCATACTAATTTTTGACTGTTATTTAGGAGGTAATAGTCAATGGATGAAATACAAAGACAAAAAATTAGAAAGTTAAGAAGTCAAGGATATGGGTATTTAAGAATATCATCTTTGCTAGAAATTTCTCCAAATACAATTAGATCCTTTTGTAAAAAGGAAAATATAGCAGGACACATTAAAACTGGAGAACAATTAAAGGGAAAAGATAATCTCCAAGTGTGCAAACAATGTGGAAAGAAGTTCTACCAAATAGCAGGAAGGAAAAATAAAACATTTTGTTCAGATAGTTGTTGTAAGGTTTATTGGACTCTTCATAAAGATAAGCAACGTAGGTTAATTCCTCAAAAGTATAACTGCATCATTTGCAATAAAGAATATTTTGAATATCCATCAAGGAATAGAAAGTATTGTTCCAGGGAGTGTTACTACATTAGCAAACGCAAGGTGGTGGACTCTGATGAAAATTAAAAATGAAATAGCATATCAAATTACAATGAATTATTTAAAAGATATGCTTGAAAAGAAGATTATTTCAATTGAAGAATACAATCAAATGATGGTTGAATTTAAAAAGAAATATACACCAAAAGTTAGCCATTTATTCTTTGAAATAGCCCAATAACACTTGATATATACATCATTTAGAGTGATATATAGTAATGGAAAATTGGAGGTGTATGATGCGTAAAATAACAAAATTAGAAACAAAAAAAATAGACCTTCCTAAACTTAAAAGAGTAGCTGCTTATGCAAGAGTATCAGTTGAAAGAGGTAGAACGCTACATTCTTATTCTGCTCAAGTTAGTTACTACAATGATTTAATACAAAAAAATCCTGAATGGGAGTTTGCAGGCGTTTATGCTGATTTAGGTATAAGTGGTACTGGAATTGAAAAGCGTAATGATTTTAAAAGGTTATTACAAGATTGTGAGGAAGGCAAGATTGATATTATTCTTACAAAGTCTGTTTCAAGGTTTGCCAGGAATACAGTTGACCTCTTAAAAGTAGTAAGGCGTTTAAAAGAATTGGGCATAGAAGTTAGATTTGAAAAAGAAGGCATTAATTCCTTAACAGGTGATGGAGAACTCATGCTTTCAATATTAGCTTCATTCGCTCAAGAAGAAACAATTTCAATAAGTAACAATGTTAAATGGGGAATTAGAAAAAAATTTGAAAAAGGAATACCAAACGGTGGACTTAATATATATGGCTATAGATGGAAAAATAAAAAACTTGAAGTAGTACCAGAAGAGGCTGAAGTAGTCAAATATATCTATGATAATTATTTACAAAATAAAGCGTATCAAAAAGTAGCAGATGAGTTAAATCAACTTGGATATAAAGCTTATAAGGGTGGAAAGTTTGGTGCATCAAGTGTATTTGAAATATTAAATAACATTACTTACACAGGAAATTTATTATTACAAAAATATTATATTGTTGATCCTATAATAAAAAAGGAAAAGAAAAATAATGGAGAACTTACTCAATACTATGTTGAAAATAGTCATGAGGCAATTATAACAATGGAACAGTATGAGGCAGTTCAAAAAGAATTTGAAAGAAGAAGAAAACTAGGAGTAAGGTCTAATCAATCATTAAATATTACTTGTTTTACTTCTAAAATCAAATGTCCTTTATGTGGAAAGAACTATAGAAGAAGTGGAAAGAAAAATAGACTTGGAAAAGATTACACTTATTATGTTTGGATTTGCTTGACTAAAAGTGAGAAAGGAGCAAAGTATTGTAGTGCGAAAGTTATACCAGAAGAAGAATTAAAAATTGCAACTTGTAATGCTTTAGAATGGGATGAATTTGACTCTGACCTATTTGATGAAACGATAGAAAAGATTGTTCCTATTGGAGATGATATGCTAGAGTTTTATTATTATGACGGAAGAGTTATAAAACAAGAGTGGCACTCAACAGCACGACAAAGAGGATGGACTGAAGAAAGAAAACGTATAACGGTAGAAAAAAGAAAAAGAACAATGGAGGCGAGAAAAAATGGCAAAGAATGTTAGAGCAATACCAGCTACTGTTAATTTATTTAATGCAACACCAATTACAAATAATAAAAAAAGAAGAGTTGCAGCATATGCCAGAGTTTCAACTGACCAAGAGGAACAACTAACAAGTTATGAGGCACAAGTTGATTATTATACAAATTATATAAAATCAAGAAGTGATTGGGAATTTGTAGATGTATATACAGATGAAGGTATTAGTGGAACATCAATAAAACATCGTGAAGGGTTTAATAAAATGGTTGAATATGCTATGGCAGGTAATATTGATTTAATCATCACGAAGTCAGTATCAAGGTTTGCAAGAAACACAGTAGATAGTTTAACAACCATAAGAAAGTTAAAAGACATAGGATGTGAATGCTATTTTGAAAAAGAAAACATCTGGACATTTGATGGTAAGGGAGAATTATTACTTACGATAATGAGTTCGTTAGCTCAAGAAGAAAGTAGATCTATATCTGAGAATGTTAAATGGGGACATAGAAAAAGATTTGCAGATGGAAAAGTAACAGTTCCATTTAATAATTTTCTAGGATACAAACGAGGGGAAGATGGGAATCTTGTAATCGATGAGGAACAAGCAAAGATAATAAAAAGGATATATCGTGAATTTTTATCAGGTTCATCATCTGTTGCTATTGCAAAAGGACTGACAAATGATGGAATAGAGACACCAGGACATAAACAAAAATGGTATGCTACAACTGTTAGGAGTATTCTTACCAACGAAAAATATAAAGGAGATGCCTTACTTCAAAAGCATTATACAGTTGATTTCTTAACTAAAAAGCAAAAAATAAATGAAGGAGAGGTACAACAATACTATGTTGAAAATAACCATCCTGCGATTATAGAACCAGATGTATTCGAGATGGTAAGATTAGAAATTGATAGACGATTAATGCTTAAGGGTAAGTATAGTGGAACTGATATTTTGACAGCGAAGATTAGATGTGGAGAATGTGGTAGTAACTATGGAGCTAAAGTATGGCATTCAAATGATAAGTATAGAAGGGTAATGTATCAATGCAATAGTAAATACTCTGGAAAAGAGAAATGCAAAACACCTGCAATAAGGTCTGAAGATATTGAAAGCAGATTTGTAAATGTAGCTAATACATTAATTGAAAGTAAAGATGAGATAATTTCAAATTTAGAAAAAGTACTTGATAAGATATGTAATAAAAAAGAATTGCTAGAAGAAAAAGAAAAATTAGAAAATAGCCTAACGGAACAAGTAGAAAAAATACAAGACCTAATTGATATAAATTCTAGAGTAGCACAAAATCAAGAAAAATATAAAAAAGAATATGATGCCTTAATAAAAAACTATGATGAAACTAAATGCAAGTTTGAACAATTAGAAATTAAATTATCTCAACAAGCAGCAAAGCATCAGGTGATAAAGGATTACATTAATACTTTAAAGAAACAAGAAAAACTTTTGACAAAATTTGATGGCTTGATTTGGGGAAGTTTGCTAGAAAGTGCGACAATTAAAGATAAGGATGTTATAGTATTCAGATTTAAAGATGGAACAGAAATAAATGGATAAAATTATTTAATAAATTTTTAGTGCAAATGTAAAAATTTGCACTTTTTATGTTATAATGTGGTTAAAGATAAATAGTAATTTGTTTGTTAGGAGGAGTATATGAAAAAATGTGTAAAATATATAGTTAGTGGAATTGGATTTTTTGCTATAATGACATTATTAGATTATATATTCAAGTTAGAAATTGATTTTAAAGTAAATGCTATTGCTACTATTATTTATATTAACTTGAGTATTCTATGTGATTTTATATTTAAAGAGAAAGAAAATTAG